CAGCTCGGGTATCCCGTCCATGTCGTAGTCAATCCGCAGGTACGCCTCAACGTACAGCACCCTTTCCATCATGGGGTTGGCGCTCTCAGCAGAAACACCAAAGGCACTCACAGGCTGACGCGCCAGGTACTCCTCGTTCGTGTCCAAGTCGCTGCTGGTGATGTTCTCCCGCACCTCGTCCTCGTCGTAGCCCAACTCAATCAGTTGCGCCACTGTCGCCATCTGGCGGTGGGCAATGATGGCTGAGTCATCAAATGACCTAGCTCGGCGGTCCAGCAGCAACTCCTCGGGCGGCACCGACATAATCCGCACCCGCCCACCCTTGATCTTCCGCTTGATCTGGACATCGTGCAACTGACCCATCATCTGGTCAGGATAGGTGTTCATCACCATCACATCAGTCTGCTCTTGCATTAGGATTTGCAGCGTCTGGTCATCAAGGCCAGAATACTCCTCGATGCGGACAGTCTCGTCTTCCTCCCACCAGCACTTCATAATCCCGCACTTCCGCACCAAGGAATCCTTGAAGGTGGCGTAGGTGGTCAGGAAACCGTTGTTGTCAGAGTTGAAGATGAAGTTGCAGTAGTCGGTAGCCTGCTGTGCGTTGGCAACGTCTTCTGGTCCCGTTGGCACAAACTCGACAGTGTTCTCTGAACTGAAGAATATCCGCATCAGGCTTGGCATCATGGCTGATACGGTATCGCGCACCTCCATTGCCACCACCTGGCTGCGGCCTTCCTCTTCCGTACCAAACAAATCGCCACGGTAATACTCAGTACCCTTGGCTCGGATGGGACTCAGGTCAGTGTCAATGTAGCTGACTGCATCGGTCAGCTCCATGTTGATAATTCCCTGCAGCTCGTCCAGGTCCATCACCTCAACGGCCTGGGTGTCAGTGTTTAGATTTTCCATTTCAAAACCATTCTTTTGCGTAGTTTGGACGATTCTTGTCAATCCAAGGTTTAGCCGCCAGCGTCAGTTCGTATGCATTACGTCCTATTGTGCTGCTTCCAATGTGGTGAACGTAGCTGGCACTAAGAAAGTGCTTGTAGCCCTTCTTTTCCAAGTCAGCGCAGATGACATCATCGCTGAAGTAATTAATCGGTGGAAACTGACAATCCTCAAAAGCCTCTGCGCTCATCCAAGCAAATATAGGGCTCACTACAGACAACGGCCTGACAAATGACTCATGCGTGAACTGCATATTGTTCAGCACCTCCCCGTCATTCCACCTGATATTTTGGTACGGCCTGACTGCATCTGACCTTGACGCTACCAGTCCAGGGTTCTGGTTTAACTCCTTGCAAATAGCAACATCGTCCAGCAACATCCTATAACTATTTGGCGTCAAGACAATATCATCGTTCGCAATAACTACAGCCCCATACCCATCACTCAGCGCCCTGCTGATCACTGCGTTGTAGTCATCACCAAAGTTACTTGGCTCACCCAATATCAGTGTGCAGTTCAAGTTGCTGATAACTTTCTCTGGACCCTTCAGGTAAACCTGAACGTCAGGTGCGTACTGCCTGATACTCTCAAGCAGTACGGGTAAACCCTTACCGTGGACGGTGCTGATGACAATGGGAGGGTTCATTCTTCCTCTTCGTCTTCAACAATCCAAGCATCACACGTTCGGCTGGCGGCGCACTTGAAGTTAAATATCTCGCAGTACCCCAAGTCCTCAACGTCTTCGCTACCAATACCCTCGGCAATGCAATCCAGCATCTCCTCGTCCTGATTAAACGCTGAACAGTTACCGCATCGGCTCATCTTGGCGTCTTTTATGGCCACGTCCCATTTCTCTGCCTTACGCATCCAAAACTCGGTATTGGGCAGCTTGGGGTTCTCAGGACCGTATGCGGCCTTGGTAATCGCCTTCTCCCGGTTCTTCAGGTTGAGCGTTACGTCTTGGGTTGCCTCTGGACAACTGTCGTTAGCTTTACCGCCCATGATAATCATCACAGCGTGTTGCATATTTTTTGGTATTGATCTCATGCTGCCCTCGTCAGGTTACGTTTCAAACTGGAACCATACTTATGCATCTGCGAGCCGAACATCGCAGTCCCGGCATCGCTGGCAAATGTAAGGCAAAAGGCATCAGCCTTGTCGGGTGACGCCAAGCCACGCTTGCGAATCTCGTCCTTACCCTCAATCTGAATTTTACCCCCACTGGTAAAAAAGTATCTCACTGTCGCCAGTTCAGCAATCAAGGACTCATCCTTGGGAATAACGCAGTCCCGCTTCTCCAGCCATGCCTTGGCCTTGTGCCACAGTTCAGCCTTCAGGTTCCTGTACGTACTCCCCAATGCCGGGGATTCTGCCACGTTAATGCCAATGGCTGGCAACTTCAGCTCACGCAGCCTGTCCACCACACCAGCCCCCAACCCAATACTATCTACCATAATCTCATGCGGACGCTGGTCCGGTGGTAGCGCCTGGTACTCAGCCATCACCGCACCAGTCAGTTGCATCAGGTCCAGGTTCTTCCACGTTTTGATTTCGGTAACAACATTCCCCTGCCGCTTGCACAGTGCGCTCCTGTCTGACCCGAACCGCGCAACGTCCAGCCCCCACACAATTTTAGCAACCGGGCTCATCGCCACGTCCCGGCTAACTGCCGCCTCCAGCAGCTCCATAGGTATCACGGTATCGTCGTCGCTCCTCGGGAAGTCGCCCAGCACCCGGATGCGGTAGGCGTTGCTCTCCTCGCCGTACCTAGACTTCATCTCGTCCATATAGGCGTCTGACACCCTGGGGCTGTCGGCGCAGCTCACCTTCATCGTCACCCAGTCATCCTTCAGGCGGTTGTGCGTATCAAAGAAGAATCCGCTGCTGCGTACCGGGTTGCCTAAGAGTAGCGTCACGGCCTTGTGGCCCGACATACTGCCTGCCGCCGCCTCGAACACCTGCTCGGGTATACCGCTGGCCTCGTCAGCCACCAGCATCACATTGTCGGAGTGGACGCCTTGCAGCGCCTCGGGCTGCTCTGCGCGTGATGTCCTGGCGCTGATGAACGCCTCTGTCGGTGCCTCCTTAACTTCGATGCGGTCCTGCTTCACCTCCAGTTGCTCTTGTAACGGCGCGGGAAGTTGTTTCACCCACCGCTTCAGTTCCGCAAACAGCGCATCGTATAGCTGGCTTGAGGTAGGCGCTGTCACCACAATCTTCACCGGGAAGCGCAGCAGCAGATACCAGATGATGGCCCAGGACGCTGCCGTACTCTTGCCTACGCCATGCCCGGACCTAACGCTGATGCGCCTGTTGTTGGCTGCGATGTGGCCCAAGAATTCCTCTTGCCAGGGGTCGGGTTTAACGCCCAACACCTCTTTCACAAACAGCACAGGGTTGTTTCGGTAGAGTTGCGTAAAAGCAACAAATGGGTTTTCACTCATTTTTTAAATTTTTTGTGGTCAATGTGGGCAGTTTGATGTGTGTTTGGTGCTGCAGTTTACACCCCCCAGCTTTTTGTCAAGGGGGGGGCTGTACATCCATACAGCTATTCGGCATCTAGGACGGTAATCTGGCGCAAAGCATCGAGCCGCAAGCTTCCGATGTTAATGCTCACTTCGGTTTGTTTGGTGCCGTAGAGCTTGGGGTCCCACCTCTCAGCTAGCCATTGTCTAGTGCGGATGCGGTGCAGCGGTTTAGCTGGATTGTCATCCGATATGCTGTCAGCAATCTCTAGAGTCTCGCAAGCCATCATGTCAGCGGCGCGCACGCGCGCACGTAGTATATCGTCACTGAACCCCGTTTGACGTATCCAGACATCCAGGGCGCGCTTGCTGATGCCTAACGCCAGACAGACATCCGCAATGCTTTTGCCGTGTTCTAGCATCCCCGTTATCAACTCTGGGTCTATCGCGTCAAGCAATTCTAGGTCTGATCGTTTCTTTTTCGTGCCCGCCATGATGGTCCTTTGTAGTCAATGTAGGCATTGTAGTCATATGGTTTTAGGCCGCGCCAACTCCGCACACTCGCGCGCGCCCTGCCTAACCTATACATATATATCTCATATAAGAGTTAAACAGAATACATGACTACATTGACTACAAACAGCTATTTCCCCTCTGGTGCGCTGTAGTCAATCACGTCTAAAAGCATTGACTACAAAATGACTACTATTGACTACAAACAAGGGTAAACACCTATTCCGCTGCCGTAAAATCTGTTACACTGCCACTATGCCAATGTCGGCATTCACTAAAGTAAGGTACAGCATGCAGGTACATTTGACACTTAAAAGCGCGAATGCCAAGACAGGCCCGATACCCGTTAGCACAACGGCCAGCGACTCATGTCCGACAAACTGCGCCATGAAAGCAGAATGCTACGCTGCCACCGGACCATTAGCCCTACACTGGAAAGCAGTTAGCACTGGCGCGCGCGGTACAGACTGGCCGACATTTACCGCCGCCGTCGCCGCGCTGCCAGACGGCCAACTATGGCGCCACAATCAAGCCGGTGACCTACCACAGGCCAATGGCACGGTTGACGCTGTCAAGCTCGGCCAGTTAGTCGCCGCCAACACTGGCAAACGTGGTTTCACCTACAGCCACCATCGCGACGCCGCATCGATCAATTGGATCCGCCACGCCAATGCATGGGGTTTCACTGTCAATTTATCGGCCAATGATTTACAAGATGCTGACACTCTGGCCGACCACGCCGCCGGGCCGGTGGTGGTGGTGTTGCCGTCAACCCAAACAACTAACACCACCACGCCTAAAGGGCGCCCGGTGATTGTCTGCCCGGCCACTCAGCGTGACAATGTTAGTTGCGCTACATGCCAGCTCTGCCAGCGTCAACGGGCCGCTATCGTAGGTTTCCCGGCTCACGGTTCGCGTCATCGTGTGATCAATATGCGACTCGCCGCCTAATGCCCGACTGTGAGCGGCCATTGTGGCCGCTCATGGGCGCGCATTGACGCCGACACTTGGAGAAAATTATGACCCTGCCCAATATGCTCAGAGAGTGCAGCATCCCCCAGCTACTAGAATTCGCCGATAGTCTGGACCCAAACAATGGCTGGCGCGAGTCGGTCGCTGAAGATGACTCGATCACGCGCGACTCGCTGGCCGATGCCATGCTGGCCGCATATGACGACGCCGACACATGGATCAACAAATGAAAGCCTTTCTCTGGACCATCACGCAAGCAATCCTCGGCGCGGCCATCTGGGGCGCGCCCTTCGCCTACTATTTTTGGAGCATGAAACCATGAAAACCATAATCCTAGACCGCGCACGGTACACAGTGCGCGATGACCGGCACACGTTTATGTCCGACATTCTAAAATTGACGGGTAAGCATAAGCCCGTCAAGCCTAAAGGCGGATGCGAACGACGATACCCGGCGGACGGCGCCAGTCTGTCAACGGCGGCCTATGTCGGGCAGTACTACGCTCTAAACAGTACTCGCAAGTTGTTTAAAAACAATGCGGCGCCCTACGGCGACGCTAACCTAGCCGGGTTCTATGAGGGTCTTAGCGATCGGGTGAGCATACCCGAGGGCGAGGACAGCATGGAATGCTCTTAGCGGCGGCGCTGCTCGCCGCCCTGGTGGCGGTTCTTTTCAACCTATAGACCTTTTTCTACGCCACGGCCCGGCGCATGTCGGACTTAGAAAGCCCGGCCACGTCGGGCGCTACGAAAATGTGCTTTTTAGATGGGTACTCTCTGGACGTCAGACGGCCCATGTCGGTCCACCCGGC